CCGCGACGGATCGCAAACTTGCCGCTGATATCTTCCGGTTCGATGCGCCCTGTTTTTTCTGCCCAAAGTTCGTAGGCAGTCTTGTAGGGATTGAGGCCGAGAATGGTAGCGACTTCGCTGCCGCCGAGTCCTGATTTACGTCGTTGGAGTTGCTCTGGTGTCAGAGTCATGATTGTTCCTCGTGAGTTGGTCGAGTGGCAATGGTACTCGCCTGATTGACAGCGAGCAAGAACTAAAACGGACCCAACGGGTAGCCTTGTCACAGGTTCATGAACCTGAGTTCATTTGAGGTTCATTCTAGGTTCACTGTTTTGCTGTAGCGCTTGCTATGTAAGGCTTCCAGCATGAACCTGACAATGAACCTGACCAATGAACCCGAAATCTCGTCTTTGTCTTAGTCTTAAATCTTAAATAAAAAAACAAAGTGTCGAGGGTTCATACCCAATGGGTAGGATAGACAAAAGCCGGGAGCATCGCCTATGATTCGCAGCACTTCAACGCGGCGGCTCACTCAGGTTTGATCACCCGAGGACAGCCGAAAAAACTCAACCCCCCATCAGGTTGCCGCTCGCGTTCTTTTCTCAGGGGGTTGGAGGGTTGGAAAGTGCCAGACAAATCCGAGCAGCATCTTGCCGTCGTCAATTGGGACGACTATCAAAGCTACGATTCAAAATCTAACGCGATCCCAGACTGGTCGAAACTACACGGTGGCCTGCTGCTATCTCACGACTGGATCACAGGAAGCGACACCGACAAGGCGACAATGATTGTCCTCATGATCTTGGCGGCTCGATACGGGAACCGCATTCCATATGACGAAGGTTTCATTCAGCGGGTGGGCAACTTGTCGGACGGCGTTGATCTGTCGCACCTCTTTTGTTCTGGGTTCATCGAAACGCGCGACGGCAAGCCGGGGCGACGGTACGCCGAAAGCGACGCACCTGTCGACAGCGCAAAACCAAAACGCAAACGCGAGCCGAAGAGCGAAGAGTCAGCGCTCGATAAATGGCGCAGGAAAAACGCAGGCAAGTTGAAACACTTCGATGCGTTCTGGGACGCCTATCCGAAGTGCGCGCGCAAGATCAAGAAAACAGACGCGCAGAAAAAATGGGTCGCTGGAAACTGCGACGAAAAGAGCGACGAGATTCTGACTGGTCTAGCAGCGTGGCAACGCGGCGAACATTGGACGAAGGATAACGGCGAATACATTTGCCTGCCAGCCACGTTCATCTATCAGCAAATGTGGGAAGACGCACCAGAGGCAACGGGCAAGACGCGCGACGAACTTTCGACGCTTGAGCCGGGACGAATCTGGTGAGCGCCGCACTCGCGGAGCAAAGCGTCATTGGTGGTTGTCTGATCAACAACGAAGCCTATTGGAAAATCGCAGGCAGACTCGTTCCAGACGACTTCACGAAACCATTTCACCGCAAGGCATGGGAAGAGATTCGCGACGCCGCAGAAAACGGTTCACCGTTTGACGCGGTAACGCTGTCCGAAGAGACGAGCCTACCGCTCGTTGACTTGCTCGTCCTTGCAAACGAGACTCCCGGCAGCGCAAACATCGAAGCCTATGCGCGAATCATTCGCGAACGCTCAACGGTGCGCGCTGCGTCGACGATAGTTGCCGAGGCGCAATCGAAACTCGCCGCTGGCGATCTCGACGCGATTGCGGAACTCTCGATTCGACTCGAAGGTTTGCACCGCGCCGATTCGACTGCGATTGATTTCAACACGGCGTTGCAATCTGGACTCGAAGAGATTGAGCAGGCGCAAGCGCGCGCGAACTCTTCAGGCGGTATCGTTGGCGCACCCACGGGTATATCGTCGCTTGACGACCGTCTCAGAGGCTTAGAGGGCGGCAAACTGATCATCCTCGCGGCGCGACCTTCACTTGGTAAAACAGCGATGGCGCTTCAGGCTGCGCAGTCAGCAGCGGAGGCGGGATTTCCTGTCGGGTTCCTATCGCTTGAAATGGGCGCTGGCGAAATCGCTGTGCGAGCATTCGCTCACCAGTACCAGATCAACAACACCGCATTGAGTCTTGGCGACAACGAAGTCGTCGAGCAATTGACGCACCGAGTCGCGAACAACACCGACAAGGCGAACAGGATCAAGCGTCTGCCAATCTATATCGACGAGGACACGTTCGACGTTGGAGGTATGCTCGGGCGCATTGCGGAATGGCATCGCAAGCACCAAATAAAACTCGTAATCATCGACCACCTTCAACTCGTCGAGCTGCCGCGCGACACCAACCGAAACAACGGGCTTGGTGAAGTGACTCGCCAGCTCAAGCTCATTGCGAAGCGACTGGACATTCCTGTCATGTTGCTTTGCCAGTTGAGCCGCGGCGTCGAGAAGGAACAGCGCAAGCCTAGACTGTCCGACTTGCGCGACTCTGGAAACATCGAACAGGACGCGGATATTGTTATCGCGCTGAACGGTGGTCTTGATCCAAACCACAACGGTATGCGCGAAGTCGAGGTTGGCTTCCTGAAGTATCGCGGCGGCTTGGTCGGGTGGGGAGGCTTCCAGCAATTCAACGGGCAGACACAAACATTCCGAAAGGGGATTATTGGTTATGGATACGACGAGAACGTTTGACGAAACGCGCGGCGACGAGCTGAAGCGCAAAGGCATGGAGCGCTCGGCAGACCGACGCGCAGACAAATTGGAGCTGGCGCGAAGCGTTGCGAAAAAGATCGCGCTGTCCCGCGTCTCGAAGCGCTGCACCGCTGATATGGTAGGGCGAGAGCTGCAACGGCATCACGGAATCGAGACGCTTGGACCCGCTGCGGGTTCGTTGTTCAAAACGAAAGACTGGAAATTTACTGGCGACTTCGTACAATCGAAGCGCGTCAGCAACCACTCGCGCCTGTTGCGGGTCTGGGAATACGTCGGGCAAGGGTCATGAGTCTGCGCACGATACTGGACAGCTCAGAGGACGCTAAGGCGGCTGCTGAAGATCAGACAAAGAAACGCGAATCGGAGCGCTCCCATATTCGCGAGAAACTTTCGGAGACGGATCGCGCGTTTCTCGACAAGGCGCGCGAACTGTTCCCGAGCATGAAGCTCGTCGGCATTCGATTCAGTGACGGCGAGCAAATAGGCCGATCCATTTAACCAGCAAGAGGAACGAAACTATGAACAAGGCAGAGACAATCCGCGAGATCGAGGAAGAGGCGAACCGTCGCGCAATGTACAACCCGCAAACCGATTTCGTCGTGAAGGCAAAGGCGGCAATCGAAGTACTCGAGGCACTTGATCCCGAGCAAGGTGCAGACTGGTGAAGCGCGACCTTCGACAAATCCCAAAAGATAAACTCGACGCGCTTATCAGTGAGAACATTCGGCTGCGATCCGCAGCAAATAAAATCTGGCTGAAGGCGTGGTTCGTTCCTGTGCTGTTGCTCGGAACATTCTGCGCTGCGTTTCTTGGTGCGTTGCTCGCGTCATGAGAACGTGCAGGTCGTGTAGTTTTTCACAGGCGCAACTCCAAGACGATGCCGCTGGCGTCGATTTGGTTTGCTCAATCAGTGGCGAGCTGGCAACGGCTCGCTGCGAACTTTTTCAATACGAACCGGGAACGGACGAAGATGAAATTATTCAGGAAGCAGAATGATTGGATTGATCTGCTGGTCGCGGTGTTGCTAGGGGCAACGATTGCTTGGGCTGCGGTGCAGTCGGGTTGTCTTGCCTATGCCTGTTAAGCGAGGACTGATTCAGCTCTACAGCGCGAAAGATTTGATCATAAAATTGTTAACCGAAAAGGTGCAGGAAAACCGAAGTCGGAGAACAACAACAGGGGAACAGGTGCTAGAAATCGCTGGCGTGATTGTTCCAACAGACGAACCCGAGGAATGGGGAAGACCGAGCAACCTATACGAGAATACATGCGTCACACCAACGGAGAGACTTTGGCTGGCAGTACTTGAGCAAACAATGTTTGACGCGTACCTGCACAGCACAGGAGGAAACTATCAATCAATCGCGTGGGTGAATGACGCGCGCGGTTACTTCCAATCCAGAGACTTCGATTGGATTTGCGAACAACTAGGACTCGAACCCGATTGGGTGCGAGGCATGACAGAAAAATTGGAGCAGCTCGCGAAAAAGCTGCGAGGACACGAGTACCACAAGACGGTAAGAGGAACAAAATTATGACCGAAGAATTTCAGGCGCTAATCGTAACGCGCAGACCAGCAAAGGAAATGGCAGACGGAACGCTGCGGGTTCAGCTCGACGTAGAACCGAACGACCGAAAGGCGTTTCTCGAAATGTTTCCAGACAACGGCGACCCGATTGCGGTCGCGAGACTCGATCCAGAGTCGGTGCGACGACACCAGAACCAAACGGCATTCGCTGAACCAGAAACGAAAAAGACAAAAGGCGAGCATGGGCAGTTCGCTCGCTGGCTTGTGCAGTCGGGTTTCTTTCGACGCCCTGACGTTTGGAAGTTTCTCGGCAGCGACGATCTATTCCTTGAGTGGTTGAAGACGCAGGACTGTTGCGCAGACCAACAGGACGACCGACACGACGGCGACGTTGTTCCCGCGCATGTGCGACGCATTGCAGACGGCGCAGGAACGTCGATCAAACCCGAGTACTCCGCTATCCCGCTTTGCAATAAGCATCACCTACAGCAACACCAGCATGGCGAGTCGCATCTTGGCGGGAAGGAATGGTTCGACCGTCAGCGCATTGTCTGGATCGAAAAATGGTCGATGCAACAACTCAAAACGGTGCTTGGTATTTCGAGCCTGTCGAAGCTGTCACCGCATCATTTGGAGCTGGCGTTACGCGATAGCGATATCAACGTGAATATTCCCGTGGAGTTTTTCTGATGGATGCACTCGCGAACTTGGCAGAGGCGTTGCTCGCGTCGCTGTTGATTGTCGGAACGGCGGCGCTGCAAATGATCCTGTTGGTTTGGATCATCCTAGCAGCGTTTGCCGTAATCGTTCTGCTACGGTGGGGCGTTCATGTCGCATGGCATAGTGGCGTTGCCGCGTATCATCGGGCGAAGCGTCGTGGGTAAGTTCAGCAGGAACAAAGGCGCGACCGCTGAAAGGGAAATCGCAAACCTACTCGAAGGCGAATTGGGAACGGGCGTAAAGCGTCGGCTCGGTCAGGCGCGTGACTGCGGTCATGATCTCGAAGGGACTGAACCGTTCGCAGTCGAGGTGAAGAGGTGCGAGAAAATCGAAATGCCGAAATGGTGGCGTCAGGTTGATAAGGCAGCAGCGGAGGCTGGTCTTCGTCCTGCTGTTGCGTATCGCACGAACGGCGAGCCGTGGCGGGTGCGTGTCGATCTATCGCTGGAAGAGTTCGCAACGATCATACGGGAGGCGTCAAAATGATTTGCTACAAAGACATGACATG